CATTCTCCATAAGCCAGACCTTATCTGGTTGTCCAGTATATCCTAAGTCAATGCTACCTAGAACCATCTCAGTATCTAATAGTACCGCACCACGTCTGTGCATTGTGTTTAGAAACTTATGACCAGCATCAATCATTCTATTACCAATCTCTATTTGTTCTTCGTCACATTCAAAGATTGGTTTTCTTACTTCCTTATCAGACTTATACATCTTAAGTAAGTCTGTTTCTAATAGAAAATGGACTCTAGAACCAGTACTATTTGCATAGGTTGCAGTTGCTCTCCATTTAGTTAATAATGTATCTTGCAAGCCAATATGACCATCACACATATCTAAAGATTTAGATAGGTCATCAAACGGTTCATAGAATTGTGTGATTACTGTGGACACACTAGGTAGGTTACTAACAATCTTACCTTCTTTGTTTTTGATGTAATAGGTGTGAGTGTCTTCAACGAAAGAAAGTTCTAATTCCTTTTGTTTCTTGTCAACCACATCTCTTATGTCCTCAGCAATTTTTAATAATTTTTCTTTGTTAATACTCATTCGTACGAATATACGTTAATTTATCTAGAAATTCAAGTATTTATAATAAAAGATTCATATGAAGAAATTTATCAAAAAAATGTTACATGAACATTGGGGACGTGGGAATGGTGGAATGGCATCAACTGAAGACCCTCTTGGTATGGAACTTGATGGATTAGCACACCAAGAAATGAGTCCTCGTGAATACCAAATCGCACTTAATAGAATTGAAGATAAATACATGTCTAGATATGCTGAATATGAAGGTGATAGTTATGGTATTATTGATGCTATAAAAAGATTTATCCCAAATAAACTAGCTGCCTTATATGATGATATGCATCCACATGTTAATATGAATGAATCAGATGAACCAGAAAGTATTGATTCTGTAGATATTTCTTTACTAATGTCTTTAGTTGATGAGTATCCAGATTTGGTTAATTTTTATAAAACATCTCTTCCATCGTTAAGGTTTAAAATTAACGAAAACGAAGAGTTGGTATATGGGGAACATAGTTTTATATTACCAAGTTATATGATAGAATATAGTGAAATTTTTGATAGAACAGGATTTAAGGGTTGGAGTGTTAATAAGCATGATTATACACCAAATGGTAGAGATAGAGATAAAACTACACATAAATTTGGACCAGACGAAACTGATAAGGTTTATAAATTAATGAAAAGAATTATTAATAATCTTATCCGAAAATCTAACACAAGTCAAGTTAGTAATGAAACTCTTAATATGAATGAATCAGAAGAAGAATTAAAATTCAATACTGATGGTAGATTCAATAAATCTGGTGCTAATACAATTTATATGGGTGAAAACCCAATAGTTGACTTTGGTGTTGGTGGGATTGGTGATTTGACTATCAATGGTGAGACAATACCTAACGCACTTTATCTTAAGGGTGGGTATAACGCTTCTGAACAAGGAAAAGGTTATGGTTCTGAGGGACTTAAGTTTATTTTCCAAAAATTACCTAAAATACAGAATATTGTACTTCAATGTTTCGATACTGCTTGTCCTTTCTGGGTTAAAATGGGTGGTCAAGAGGTTGCAACTAAAGAAATGGAAAGTGGTCATGTTCTTAGGACACTTAGAATCTCTAGAGACTCATTTGAGTAATTAATATAACCTACTTTCTGGAATCTTATTAGAAATCTTCAATAATTCAATAATACCATGATTACCCCACTTTTGATAAATGAGTGATGGGTCATAACCAGCTAATGGGACACAAATTCTAATTCTATCAAGTAAGTCACCCATATTTAACGTCTTGTATAACTCAATTGCATCATCGTATGCATCATCATCCAATAATATCACAATATTAGCCGAAGCTTTGGTATAAAGAAGGTTAAATAGCTTTGGTGAGATAAATTTACCTAGAAGTGGTATTGAGTTTGGGATTACTATGTGGTCAAATACTCCCTCTACAAGATATATCGTCCCATCCCAGTTAACTTTGTCTTCATTGAAGATAATTTCTTGTTTTTCAGCCTCTGGATTAAGATACTTTGGTTTTGTTCTTCGTGAAAAAGCTCTAGCTATAAAATAGTTGAGTTCACCGAACACATCATAAGATGGAATGATAATTCTATCTTTAAATTCACCAGTTAATGTATATCCAATATTATACTTTTCAATAATATCGGGACCAATTCGTCTATCGGTCAAGTATTTCATTACAGCTTGGTATTTTGGACTATTCTTGGGACATCCATGTAATTTTTTATACCCCTTGGGCATCTTTACATCTTCATATTCCCCAGCACCAGTATTTTCATAGGTATCTGGTTTTAGAACAAGATATTCCCTAAGTAATGCTTCATTCCCAAATCGTTTAATTAGTTTTGGTACGTGTCCATGCATGTGATTCTTGTACATACAAGACCAACATCTAAAGATACCTCGTTTGTAATTGACTTCAAGATTGTGTTTACCTATCCCATCTCCCTCTATACCACAGGCTGGACAGTCAAAGGCTAATTGACCCTTTGATTCATTATGTTTTGCGGACTTACCTAAGAATCCTTCCAGTATGTCTATTAAGAACATTGACATACCACAAATATACGAAATTTAATTGGATTTCACAACTAAGTTGTTATTTTTTGAGTTTATCTAACTCTTCTTGGGCATCTTTACCATTCTTAACTCTGTATTCTAACTGTTTAATGTGGTTAGCTTGTTCAACACTATCACGTATCTCACCCTTACCCCATCTAACCCACTCATCATAACTTAAGTTACTAACCCACTCATAATCAATTTGTTTATAACTACGACCACTATTTGGGTTTTTATGTACCCAATATGGATAACAAATATCTTGACCCACAAATCGTTCTGCTCTTTCTTTATCATACATCATAACTTTAGTATAATGTAATTGTTGTTTTTCGTAAAGTTCTTTGGTTAAATCCTTACAAATGTGAGTATAGGTTGAAGGAGAATGAAGAATTTTTATTGATGCACCACATATTTCACAAGGTAACCATTCATGTGTCCCACCACATATTTTACTATAACCACCTAAATTACTACTAGTACCACCAGTTGTGGTACCATAACTATAATAACTCATAACCAAAGACCATCCCTTTTCATGACTGCCTTAACACAAGAATATGCATCAGTCATATCAAAATTTTCCTTCTTAAGAGTTGCTTTTGATGTGTAAAGCCATGTGATTTGTGGTTCAAGGTCTGCAACCTTTTCCCATACAACCATCTTCTTGTCAACATCGAAACTATATCCACCGAACAAGACTGGTTTTTTTCTCTTCATTTCAGTTTCACTGTACGCTTCACCTTTCTTGTTTTTAGTTCTGATTTCCATTAATTCTGGATATGCAAATGCTCTAGAATCATATGATGATATATACTCTGGTATAATACCAAGGATATTGTAAACTGACCTAGAAACCATACCATTAAATCGTAGAAGTGTTGCAACTGTATTTACATTGTTGGAGCGTAGAAGTGGTTCCTCAATGATTACTCTTGTGATACCAACATCAGCATACTTATTCAAAAACTCTTCTTCAAAGATATTTGCTTTTTCACATAATTCTTCAATCTTAGTTTCTGGTTTTGGTTTAACTTTAGGTGTAACATGAGTTAATACTTTAAGGTCACCCTTACCGTCATTATCCTCAAATAATGCCACACCAATTGTTTTGGTTGAAATGTCTAATCCTAGTATCATAAAACTTTTTTATTTAATATAAACACTATTAGACAAAACTAAACCCTTAAAGTGTAATTTTAACACCAAAAGATGAGAATCCATCAACTGTCTTCAATATTTGTCTATCAAATTTACCGTATGCTATAAGATTATTATTTATATCGTAAAGACCTAATTCTGTAATTCTAACCGTATCACCAGTAGCCCATGTTGGGTTGTTTGATGTTCCGAATTCACCTCTACCAGCAATACATGTGATGTTTTGTACTACATCTGTTGATACGCTATTGAATGTAACAACTGGACCACCAGAGTATCCAGTAGTAAATGCGGCTACTATTGTAGGGTCTGTTATTACCATGAATCCTTTGCTTAAGTAAGAGATACCAACCACTGTATCGGCAGTAAGATTTAAGTTACTATTAGATTGAAGGTTAAATAGTTCTTTTTTACCTACTGAAAATGGTTTAACCACACCGAAACCTGTTGCCCAACTCTTAGATACGTCACCACCATTTGGTGTAAGTATATCGTCACTTACAAGGAACCCTAAAGAATTTCCTAAGTGAGTTGTTGTATTTGATGTATCTTTGTATGTAGCATCCTCTTTAGTTGAACTAACTCCTTTGTTTTGGAATGTACTATAAACAGTAAATGTACCAGCAGATGTTGGGATTGAAACCTTAATTTCACGTCCATCAAGTGTTTCACCATACTTAGAACTATCTACACCAATGATAACAATTTTATCACTAGCAAAACCACTAATTGCAGTATCACTCCACCCACCAGATGCGAATGTAGTTGCTGTGTATGTAGACTTTTGTTTTTCTGTTAATGGTAATCCAAAAGAAGTAAAAAGGTTTACAAGTGTATCAGTAGCGTAATCATTTCTATCAACTATATTTTCTGTGATATATGAAGACCCAGAAAGATTAAGTTCTTGTCCAATTTTTGATACTACGTTAGTTACACCAATTGAAGCTGCCTCAACAGCTTTAGCGTTACCACCTCTTGAACTTAAAAATAGTGGGTATTTAACACTAATGTCATTACCACTACTATTATTCACAGTATTACCAACACCGATATCACCACCTATTGATGGTACCTCACCAGTTGTAAGTGAATCTGTAACATTATAATTTGCATCAGAATCCCCTAATGTAAATTTAGCAATTAACGAATTTGTGTTAGTTACCAATAACCTCCTACCTAATGGTGTCAGTTTTGCTGTAAGTGTAGCTGTATCAGCTGTTGTTATAAATGCCATAATTAAAAGTCCATTGATAACTCCATCATAATGGTATTACCCACTAATAATGTTGTTGGTTTACTTAGTTTTCCAATAATAACTAGATTTTTAGCACTATCATAAATACCTACTTCTGATATTCTAATATCTGGTGGATTTGTTGATGTGTCCTTGCTTCTAGTGTTATTACTAGTTGTATCAAATTGCCCAGAGTTTATTGTTACTGGGAAGAATGTTTTATATATTGTAGCACCAATATATGTTTCTATATTTCCATAGAAGAATCTACTATCACCGAATTGTAAATCAGTTGGTGTAGTTTTAGGTGCCATATCTAACGACTGTGTAATATCAAATATTGTTGATGCCGTTTGAGTAAGAGTTGTTATTCTAAATCCATTTGCCGCTGGAGATTGGTTCTCTAACGCTACTGGGGAAATAGTTTCACCACTCACTGTTGTTAATGTTGTGTTTGTATAATCATATACATTCCAAAGTGCTGCATCTGGTCTATCCTCGATTTCATCAACGATTTGGAATAGAACCTTAATAGAATAAGCATTGAATCCAATACCATCATAACCACCATCTTCAATCTTTCTCATGTAAGTAAGCATATCAACATTATCAATCTTGAATGAAACATCTTTATTTGTTGATGTTGTATTCGTAACTTTGATATATTTCTGACATGGAAGTGTAGTTGTAAGACCAGTACCTGTTGAATTCTCTAGACTGTATGTTACATACATCGTCTTATTAGGTTCAAGAACACCAGTGGATGAACCACCAGAGAATGAATCAAGACTACATGATAGTTCTGGAAGTGTCCAGTTTCTATTTGACTTATAAGATGTTGCCGCAACAATCTCGTCATCGTGTAATGAAATGGTTTTAAGTTTTGGGTATACTCTACCAACAACGTTAGGAGTACCATCAACCAATGTTGGGTCTTCTATCAAGTCAATATAAGTAACCTCAGATGTACCAACAAATTTAGTTTCACCAGAAGCTAAGAATGTCATACCTAATGTCGTACCAGAACCTGTTGCACCACTTCTTCTGTGATACATAAGTGTTGGGTAATGAAGTTTAACTGTTTTGCTGTTATCATTATCAATATGGAAATATTCACCATACAAGTTAGATACTGAGTTATTTGTGTAATGTATAAGTGAAACTGATTTGCTTACATCGTCAAGAACCCCAAGACCGTTAGTATCACAAATAACATCAGCTGTAGATGCGGTACCACCACATTCATATTCGAAGTATGGGTTCTTAGCACCTAAGTATGGGTATGAACCAAAGTACTCATGACCTTCATAGGTTGTACCTGTAATTCCAGCTAAGTCTTCACACCAAACGTTATTCATATTCCATACTGGTGAATCACCACATGTAACATCACAAGATGAGTTAAATGAAAGTGTTCCAGAGTTCCAATAAGATGTTGTATTTCCAGTTGCAATTGTATCATATACCTCACCACCTCTATAAATAAAGAATGTTGATGTACTACCAGTTTCGTTACTTAAGTTAGGTAAATCCCTATCAACTGTGATAAGGTCACCAGAACTAGCTTCAATCTTATACCAAAGATTTGGTATTGCAATATCATTAGTATAACCAGTTTGAGTACCGATTACATCATTAGTTGCTTTAATAAGAATATAATCACCAACATTTCTAGTTGTCGCAGAGCCAATATCAAGACTTGTACCACCAGTTAAATTAGTATTTACTAGTGTACCATAAGAAAGTGTATAAGTATCAGCAGTTAGTGTTGTAAAGCTTGTGTGACCAGAATCAGCACTAAAGAAACCCCTCTCGTCTGCTTCATTGTTAATTTGAGCTTTTACAGTTCTAATATTATTTGCTGTTAATGCTTGTAATGGGTCGTTCTGACCAGCAGTAATAAACGATTTGATGTCTGGTTGCATATCAAATGGTCTCATCACTCTAGTAACAGCAGAAAGTGTAATATCAGTTGGGTTATCGTCAACGATTTCCTCTCTAACATAATTTATTTCTGAATCACCAATAGCCCAGAACGAAAAGTCTAAGGCACCTTTAGCTAATTGCTCTCTACCCACTTGGGTAAGTTTAATGCTGATGAACGGGTCTGTGTTGTTAATTATATAACTCATGTCTTATAAATATCTTTATTTCTTATTTACTAATAAATACTCCTAAGTAAACATTTAATAGGAATTAATCGCATTTGTTGCAATTGTTATTGGTATTATCTCACTATACGCAATACTTTGTATAATGTCATTTGTAATTGTAACATAATCTTTAATATTTGTTACTCTATAATATATTTCCGTGCCAACAGTTCCAGAGATAGTAGTATCTATAGAATATCCATTAGTCGCAACTATATAACTTGTTTCTGCACTACTAATTTGACTAGTCATAGCTTTGTCTGATGCAAACTCAAGAATAAACTTACCATTCACCACTGTTGGTGGGTTCTGGATTGACCAGTATATTGTTGGGTATGTGGTGTTAACACTATCAACAAGGTCCGCACTTTGATTATATGCAACAGTTATAATGTCACCAACTAAGATAGTACCGATTAAAATCAGACGCTTCGGATTTGATATTGATTGGTAATAATCAATACCATTAGCTAGGGTAGCACCATTTACCATTAATAATATACTGTCAGAACTAGTTGGGTTAAGTTCTAAGAATACTTCATACTGACTAGTTGTCGTATTATAATATATAGTATTTGTACCCTCACCATCAGTTGCACCACTAGTGATTGATGTGACATCGATTACTTCACTTTTTAAACCATTACCACCAGTAGTACTGGTAGAATATATAAATGTAACAATATCAGTACTCTTGGTTTCAGCTGACATTGTAATTGTATATGGTAAAGTACCAGCACTATATTGACCAACCGTATAATCAAGACCTTTAGCCATAACCAACCCATTAACAGTAACAATGAAATCACCAGATATATCAGATGATATAATAAAATATGTCTGACCATCTGTTGGTATTATTACTTGTTGGAGAAGGACATTTATTGGTGTATCATTAGCTCCGAACGGGTCAAATAATGGTGTATCAGCATGTCTAGAAATTGACATATAAAAATCCTTATTTGAATTATATAAACCATATTCATCACCAGTCTTGTATAGTGATGTGTCGTTTCTATAACCTAGTCTACTAGCAAATTCAGTACAAACTTCATGTGTAAATGAATTTTTAATTAAGTATTCACCGTCTATATCTAGTCTACTAATATCAATCGTTTCTGTGGTTGCACTACCAGTAGTGTCAGTAAAAGCAGACCATGGAATTTCATCTGAAATATATTGTGGTGATGTGTTGAATAAACCACTGTTTAAATCTAACTTATGAACTTCATATCTAAATGTTGTATCAGTATCTGATATTGATTCTGTATTAGCTGTTATTGTGAACCCTAAATCTATTGTTGTTGCTGTTGTTATAATATGTATAGACGTATCAGCACTGGTTACCCCAGTGACAATTTGGTCGGCACCAATCATATCAAATGACGGACCTTCAAATACACAAAAGTCAGAACTAGTATTAACATTTAAAATGTCTTTATTTCTAACCCCTTGGTATGCTGTTTGAATATATATGTTATTTTCAAAGTAACTCATTAATATGATATATCTAGTGTAATGTATTCTGTTTTATTTTTAAGACCAAACGTTGGTGGTGGAGTTAAATCCGTAACTATTGGAGCGTATCTGAAATCTTGTAAGAATGCTTCAAAACTTCCTAACTTGATATAATCTTCTTGTCCATAGTAACCCTCAACCGACCTAATTAATTTAGTGGTTGTCTCGAAATTATCTAGTATTGAACCCTCAATGTTTTGTATTAATTTTGGCATATCTATAAATATCTATTAAGTTGATTGAAATACTTGTATGTCACCATTATTTCTAGTTGAGTCACCAGTAGTATCACTACCACTAACCGTTATGCTACCAACAAACTCTGAACCTACATTTATTTGCCATGCACTAACACCAGTACAAACTTCAACCGCTGTCGTTGTTGTAACAGTTGTTGCTGTGGTATCTGTAGTACCTGTAGACACAAGGTCTTCTACTGGGTTAGGTAATGTTGTTATTGTAACTTCAACATCGTTTGTTGTACCACTTGTTGGACTTGGGAATTCACCATCGATGAAACTTGGGTCTGCACAAGTGAAAAGACTATATTTTTTGTATTTAAATTTCTGTTGGTCAAAGATTGTATTACCATATACATATGTTGAACCCCATATGGTTGTTGATGGGACCACTTGTTCAATAAGGTCAACCCAATATGTACCAACCAATTCTGAGAACCTAATCATATCAGAATAGTCAAATTGTGAACTCAATGTATCACAATAATCAGTACTATTCATATATCTCTCATATAACAACTTAAGTGTTGGGTAACTAGACATAGTCTTCCAACCCGAAACATCTATTAGTTCGGTTGAAACGATATCCTTGAATTCCTTAAGTGTGGTCATTGTATCTAAATCAGTAGACAATAAATCATCTAAGTTTACACCCAAATCACCACAAGACTCAAATTTCTCGTTAGTTAACGTTATTACAGTTTTACAATTACCCATTTATTTTATTGTTTAATCATTAATATACCAGCAGCATCTAAAGGAGACGCACCAGCACCAGTCGTTTGATAAACCATACCTATAGTAAGACCACCAACCCCAGCAGCTGCATCGTCAGCATAAGATGGACAGTTTACAATATTTAAGTCTGGTACATATACCATATCAGCTGTAGTACCAGTTATATCACTACCACCTAATACAACTGAATTAGTTGCACCTGTTGTGATGTGGTTATCAGTACCACCTAGTATTGCTGAATAATCACTATATACACCCAGCCCAGTTGTAGTAGAATAAAAATGAACAAATGATTCATTACCATCAGCAACACCTCTACGACCACCAGCATGTGAAGCAACACCATTAGCTTCTGTGAAATACCCCTCAGCATGTGATTGGTTTCCATTTGCTATTGTAGTAAGACCTTCTGCATGAGCATTAGGTCCACTAGCTATAGTACCTTGACCCTCAGCATGTGCTGCAAAATTACTAGTTATTGTATTAAGACCCTCAGCATGTGAATTAGTTCCACCAGCTATAGTTCCACTACCCTCAGCATGTGATGTAGTACCACTAGCTGTCGTACCGTCACCCTCAGCATGTGATGCGGTACCACTAGCTTGAGTACCATTACCCTCAGCGTGTGATGCGGTACCAGAAGCTATTGTGTTAACCCCCTCAGCGTGTGATGTGGTACCAGTTGCTAGGGTGGTGTCACCTTCTGCATGTGAATTAGGTCCACTAGCTATAGTAGTGTTACCTTCGGCATGTGATGCAGTACCACTTGCTTTTGTACTATCATTCTCAGCATGTGAATAATTACCAGTCGCCCTAGTTAAATTACCTTCCGCAACTGAATAATCACCTGTTGATACCGTACCACCACTTATTGTTTTTACTGAACCAGTACCTGTAGAACCAGAGGTCCAATACGAAACCCCATAATATTCAGATAATCCACTTAAAGGTATTTTGAATGATGTACCTTCTGCACTGTCAGTAGTATCACTTACATCCACCATGTGAATTACATCATTACCAGCTGGTGTTCCACTAAATGCGTCTTGACCTGTTAATTTTCCCATTTTATTTCTATTTTTCTATTTTTTTATTTTAATTAAATTCATATGGTGTATCATCTTGGAATAAGAAATCTTCACCATCTTGGAAGTTCTTAATACAAAGAGTTGTGATATCCAATGTTAAATCAACCTTAAATGTTTCATTTAAATAATTAACACCCTCACAATCTACCACGTCAGTAAATATAACCTCAGTAGCACCACTTGTAAATTCTAACCCTAATGTTGCAGCAATCCCACTCAACTCAATAAGATACTCTTGTTGTGTTGGTGTATCTGTGATTCCAGTACTAACATAGAATGAATCGTTACTATAAATAGTCTCACATCCCAAACTAACATCTATACCCCAAATAGTATCTACAGTACACCCACTTTGGAAGTCTGGCTCACATGCTAACGTTTGTGCTGAAAGTATTGCACCAAAATCATAATCTGTAGACGCAGTTACTGATGTAGTACCAGTTGTACAGTCTAATAGACATGGGTTATCCTTAACATAACAATATAAATCTTGTTCTATTGCATTGGCTGGGTTGATATCTAAATCAACTTCTTTACTATTTATTGCAAGTCTATAATCCTTAATATTATATCCAGTACCCCTTAATTTAAGGTCGAACTCTCTTTTCTCAGCGTCTTCATTAGTAAGCCATGATTTCTTATTGTCACAAACCCTTACCAAGTCAAAACTTGGACACTTGTTAATTCTAATGGTAGTACTTTCAGTGTTACTACATTCCTTATTCATTTCGATTCTATCGATTAGGATACCTAAATCAAAACAACAATCGTTAATCTTAAGTGATATCTTAATCTCTTGATTCGTAATTCCAGAAATAATTGCTGGGTCAGTTATGTTAATGTCTGCCCCAAGCCATTCTGAATTAAATGATGTATTTACTAAGTCTACCAATTCAGAATTAGTTTCAAAAATACCAGTTAAGTCTCCAGTTGCATTTATGTCATCAACCAACCCACCTTCAATAACCTCACATATGTTGTTAGTTTCTGAACCACTAATATAAAATCCAGTTTTACCATTAGCAGATAATAAATAATCTAAGAGATTATCTTCACCAATATTAAATATTGTTTCTTCATAAACCGTTGTTGATACTGGTGTGTTAGCTGGTGATGGATAATCAATAACCTCTAATGTCATAGAAACATTAAGAGTTTCCAACATTTCTAAGAATGTATTACAATTAGTATCACCAATTAAGGTTGCTATTTGAATCTGAATTTCATCACATTCATTTGTAAGTGTTATTATCTCTTCTTGAGTTTCAGTTATTTGAGTTATTATTTCTTGTCTAGTCGTAACACTAACATCACAAGTACCTATAAGGTCACCACTTCCATTATCTAAATCAAGAAGTGCATCAACATCAACACATGTATATAGTGAAGTGTTCACACCCTCTGATGCAAACCAAGTATCATAATTTACAGTCCCTAAAATTGTATTCCAAGCAGTTAAACCATTAGGTGTTAAACAATATGTTACTATTCCATATTCACTTATTGGGAATGCGTTAGGTGGTAATAATGAATTGAATCCACCAACAGTTTTTTGTGTTTCATGAACTTCATGTTCTGGGTCTTTTATAATTTCACTACACTGAATAACATATGGTGTATTACTCAATTCAGTAGTCAACGAAATAAGATTAACCTCAAGTGTACTTACCAATGTAGATATTTCTTCACATCTACCACTTAATTGGAAAACCAATGCTTGAGTATCACCATCTAAGGTAAATAATTGATTTGCTTGTAGTGCATCATATATAATATCACAATCAAGATTAAATAAATAATCAAATTTAACATTTAATATACAGTCCTCACCATTATCACCGTCAACATCAAAGATAACCCCAGCATTACCATTTGGATTTAATACTAATTGATATGGTTTATTATCTTCATCACAACCAGCACCCCATCTACATTGTTGTTCGTTAAAATCAAACGTATACGATGGATTAAGCGTCTCGCAACACTCTTTAGTCAATGGTCTGTAACTACCATCATTATTATATACTGATACAGACCCGTCAGAATTCTCATTTACAATTCCACCAGTATCTACCACAGCATCACTAGTTTGACAACCAATTGGTCCATCATGACCACTACCATCTTTATTATGTGGAAAAAAATACCCCATTATTTTGTATCGTTATTATCGTAATATGTATCGTTATTTACTTCTAAACCATCTACATTCATGTATTGATTATCACATGGTAATTGACCTCCAGCCATACCAAGAAACAATGTTTCTAAGAAACTAGTTGTTGCACCAGTTGGTGGTGTTGGGTTATTAGTAGTTGGAAAGAATAATTGTATTGACCATTCTAATGTATCACCATCTTGTGATAAATAATAATATGTGTTATTATTATTTATGTCATTAAGACCGTTTTTAGTTAACATACAACCAGTACCTGTATTAGGTGAGTTAAATGTATCTATAACATCAGTAACTGGTACTGTAAAGTTAATTGGACATGAACATGATGTTGGTACAATATTCGTTTTGTCACCGTTTGGTTTAACAAACACTAAAAATGGGTTTGGGTGTGGTGGAATTAAAAATAAATTCTTACCAGAAGTTTCTATGGTCCAATTACATGTAGCTGAACATCCACATGAATCAGTTTTACAACATACATAACCACAATTCACCAATGGAGTTGGTTTTGGTGTCACACCAACTGGAAAGCTATAATCACCGAAATCCTCATAGAATAATGGTGCACCACCGTAAGAACGACAACATTCTGTACTAGCATATATACTAGTATATGTTTGTGGTAATATATTACCTTCTACATCGTAAGTGTTATATATAAATGTAAACCAACCGTTCTCTGGGTCAATAACTACTTGACCACCTAATTTACCTCTACAGTCAATTGTTAATTTTTCTGAACTACATGTAGTATTAATTAATAATGCGTAATCATCCTCATCAACCTCACATCCACAATCACTTATTTCAGATGCTGTTGGGAATGGGTCTGGTACCTTTGTTGTTGTCACAACAACACAATCCGAAATGTCAACACCGTCTGATGTAACATCAACGAAGTAATCACCATCATATTCATTTACAGTACCAGATTCATAATTGGTAAATAAGTTACTTGAATCAGTTGTTACTGTTGTAGATGAAACTGTAGTTGCACTAAAATTTGGAATCAAACAATTAAATTGATTCATAAATGCCGCACCACCATCGTATGGTCCAACATGTGGATTGTTACCACTTGTAATGTCTATTGTTGCACCAGAACCAGCGGTTTGTCTAAACCAAAGACCACCCTTTTGGAAATACATGTCTGGGTTATTATTTTTAATTCTTGGGTAACCATCAGAATCTAAATTATATAAACTAATATCAGTATCTAAATTATTAGCCTCTAGTAATGTTTTAAATAAGTCAACATCAATTTTATCCTTAGCAAGGTATATAAACTCATTAAAGTTAATAAGACCATCTGGTGCCCCAATAAATTTAAATAAGAACTCTACGGACTTCCTAGCACCCTTAGATTTCCAAAGCCAAGGAGTATTAAGGATAATCCTTCTCCACATTTCAACCTCAGCTTCAACTGCTGTATAACCCCTACTCATTCCAGAATATGTAGATTCAGATGATGTCACATAGTTAGCTAATAGGTCATTTTCGAGTACAGATGAAACAAGACCCCAACCAAGTGTTTTAGCTAAATATTTAAGAACAGCATTTGGTGTATTGTCAACTTCGTTATATGTTACAGTGTTTGCATATTGAATCCCATCAATATATCGTTTAACTTCGTCATATTCTCTACCGTAAATCTTAAGAGTTTTATTCATTCTCTGACTCTCGGTTTCTACTATACCACCATCACAAGTCTGTACCGTATCAAAATCTGAGATTGCCTCAGCTGTTAAGAAACGAACCATAAGGTTGGTTTTGTTTTCATCGAAGTTAGTTGAAATGTTGATTAAATCTTCAGCAAATGAAATATATTCTGATGAATTAAAGTCAATATTATAACCATCAGATACGGGCCATGTAAGGGTATTTGTAGTTGATATAATCGTACCCATCTCATTTCTCTTTGGAACCTTATATACTGATGTATATTTAGGTGTTGTCAATCTATTTAATAGATTAGCCTCAAAGTCTGGTAATTCTGTATAAAATGTTTCTTCTTTTAGTTTATTTGGTTTAATATGATAATTAATTGTTGATGTAGTACCAGTTATACCACTAAATGGATTACCCTTTACGGTTAAATATATATAATCATCAGTAAGATTTGTAGAACCTGTGAAATCTAAAACAGCATATTCTATGTTGTCATTTAACACACTATAACTTAAATAATTAACAGATAAGTTACGCATATCATTTCCATTGCTAAATCCATCCACAACAATCCCGTTTTTTAAGAAGTTGATTTGGTATTGGTTTCTAATTACATTCGTATCTACCTTGAAAGTGGATGTGTCAATAATCGTATCGTATATGTAGTCTTCAACTGTAAGATTGGTTAGATTATCATCGATAATCGAGTTCATATATATTGAAGCTGGCCACTTGGTAATAATACTTTCAAGTGATACTCTAACATACTCCAACATACTACCAAAATAAGCATAATTACAAAGATTAGTCTTATCTAATTTTAATTCAACCTCAGCATTATTAAGAAATACATCAGTTTCTTCAACCGTTAAATTAAGATTACAAAGGTTATTAAAATTACTAAACTTATTTGTCGTAAATATCTTACTTGGTTTAGCGTCAAGTGTAGTGGTTATTGCAAAATTACCTAAGGTAAATAGAGAATCACCCCCAGTGGATTGATTACCCACTAAGTCATTCGAAAAATTTCTATATTCTATGTTACCATTAAATACTTGTTTCGTTGCGTATCCTACTACCTTAACCTTATTACCCATTTAATTAAAAGTTTGTTATCTCATTGAATGACTTTGTAAAATCAACATTATCTTTCTCTTCTCTAACCTCAAATAATGGTTCACCAGTAAATTGGTCTTTGATTTCATAAAGGTTATATTGCTTATAAATTTCATTTCTAAAGTTATATATAGTATAAATACCGTCTTCCAGAGATTTTGACTGATTTCCGAATAAACCAATTGCAAGTGTTTCAATATCGTGGTCTACCATCTCTATTTCAAGCATAATTGGATTAAAAAATGTGTTTGTAATGATTACCTTTTGATTTGGGTTTCCTATATTTGGTAACACATTAGGTTTAACATTACTAGCTGAACTAGGTGTAACTGTACAGAAGGTTAATGTTGAATTGTCATTAAATCTATAACGAATCGCTTTTTGACTTGAATTAGTTAAGTTTTGATTAACTGGTTCAGCCTTATTATTACTAGTTATTATTCTAAAAAAGTTATGTAATTTAGTATCAGTTTTATTAGTATTGTCAAGGTACTCAATTCTATAACCACTAAGACCACCGTTATCAAATCTAGAGATAAATCTAGAGTCAATATCTGATAAGTCAAATACAAGACCTTTAATATCTGGATAAGCTGATAATACACCACAATCAACGATAGTTGTTCTAATCTCAACTGGTTTAATCATTATAGTATAAAATCCTTTAACACCAAAATCAGCAACTGGTAATTTTAGTGTATATAATCCACTAAATAACTGAAAACTAGTTATTCCAGATTCACCTTTAGATGGGTCATCTATTGGAATTAAATATTCAGCTGGATTATCAACCTTAATAATGGTTGAGTTTCCAGTATTTCTATTAGGTGTGTAGTGGATAAAGATATCCACATCGTCTGGTGTTATGTCTGCTGGTCTTACGACCCCGTATGTTCCTGTTGCCATTTTAAATTTATTTTTTTATTGGTCTACTATATTATAAAAACCATTATTATATCTTTCTAAGTGTTCAAGACTCTCAATTTCTGATAATCTTAAATGACTTTCTAATACTGTTGTTGCACCCCTATCAATAAATACATCGCTAAATACTTCTGGTGGTTGTGTTATACCAAATAAGTATTCTTCCTTCGTTAATGCTGAAAGTGATGTATTAGTTCGGTTCCATCCCTCACCCTCATATTGAAAGTTTGTTAGTGGAATTTGACTTGGAAGGAACTCACTTGTAAGAAATCTAGTTAACCCAGTGTAATCAGTATATAACAACCCAGTAGATTGATTTACCGTACCTATATTTGAATCATCATTAGCATCAAACACGTAGGTTGTTGCTGAAATAATTTGGTCTGTTATCCTAGTTTTCCCACTAATAGTATCACCTAAATAATTTTCATAAATATTTTTTTCAATATCAAAATTGGTGATATATTTATTCGTATTATCATATCCCTTAACATTAACTTTCTTAGAATCTGTTGACCCAGTTATTCTACTAGCATAAGCCCAATAATCCTCTAACTCCTTACCGACAACCCTTATGTTAGTGGTGTCTGGAGTAGTTAATGGTGTTGGGGGTTGAGTTCCTAACATAAAAGGAAATGTTATACCAGATGCTATTAATTTATTTTCAAGTATAGTATAATCTGGTTGTGATGCTGGGTCTGTACTACCAGAGATGAATTCAAGGTTGGTCATCATCCCCATATCGTCAATATTCTGAGTAAGTATTATGTTGACATAGAAGGTATCTGCGGTCATTTGACCATATTCCACACCTAATTGCCCTTCACCTCTATAAATTGCATCTTCAAGTAATATTTTTCTTCTAATAAGTCCCATTATAATGCTTGTATTTGATAAAGAGTAATAATGTAATCACCACCATTGGTTAATGTTACGTTATTGAGTCCAGCGTTAGTATTATAAGTCTCATCTATTGCGTAAAAATAACCAGTACTATTTCTATGTAATATATACTTAGTATATAGTTTATTTACCAATTCTTCAATACCATAGGCAACACCCTCAGTCATAAGGTTAAGTGTTTTACCATTTGCCGCATTGTTGAATCTAGCTCTCATAAATATTTCCTTAGGTAATTCACTGGTAACCTCATCTTTGTAATTATAAATATAATAACCCTCAGCAAATCCTTCTGGGTTTTTTATAGGATTTGATAATGTAAATGTTACTGGAATTTCATTGGCTGGTTTTGGTAAACCTGGCGTTGGGTCAGTAGCATCTTGAATATTAGCCGATGTTAATCTTGGGAAAATATTAATGAATGATAATAATCTTTGGTCTGTAGCTCTATCAGTATCATAAAACGAAAGATTAAGAAATGAATTTTCAAATCTCTTCTTACCAAATTTAATATCATCATTAGTAATATCAATATCACTATAAAAACTAGCACTAGTCGGAAATGTTGATGCACTTAAGAATCTAACATCGTAAATAATGTTGTTAATATCTATTTGTTGATTATCGTCAAAATATATTGGAGTGAATCTAGCCTTCTCATAATCTAAGATTGGGTTTATACTATTTTCAACCTCAACATCAACGAATTTCTTATTAACTAATTCAGCTTGGTCCACCATATTTGGAGTCATCTCAATTGGAATATTGATAAATGTATCAGTAACACCTGTTAGGTTTGATATTTTAATTTGATATTTAGCAGACATCTTCACCGTTATTAGTTGTAAACTTATCATCCATTGAATCACCAGCTGGGTCAGAATTTATTGGTGCTGAATAGTATAAACCAAACATACCAAATGAATCTTGCCTTTTTAGTGTAACACAATAATTCTGGTGAATATAATGAGCACCATTTAAAAATGGATATTTAACTGGGTTTTCTTGACCAGCATTGAAACCTATATCTAATAAATCCCTCCAAAGCCATCTACCATCACCTAAGTCCTCAGCATAATCTGGAATACCAACAGTGTTTATGTCACCTTGTTCAATATATGGTGAAAAATTTCTTATTGTTATAGGGTAGTGTGCTTTGTAGTAATAACCCTCTTGTCTAGGACCATTTGCAACATTACCAAGACCAGTTCGATTGGCTGTATTAAATCTATGGTGAACATCGGCAAGTATAGTTTCTTTTGCTTTATGTTTATTATATTCAACAACATCACCAAATAAACCATTGGTGCTGATTAATATGTTATTTTCTAGTGGTGTGTGACCCATTGTAGGAACTACACCACCATCATGTATTCTTCTTATGTCTGGTATATTTACCTTATAAGGCTCTGCATTCGTCGCTTGAATCTCTGGCATGTAAGGTATCTCAATTCCAGACTTGATGTCTGTAAATCCATTAAACGACCCATTAACATCATTTCCTTCGGTTTTTATAATTGTAAGAAATAATTCCGACAATGGTCTACCTAGGTTATCAGTTAAATCACTAACATCAATGTCCTCATTGAAAACTAATTGACAAACACCATCATTATACACATTATTAGCAAAATTAAGAGGGTAAATCTCATAATCATCATCTTCGATAACAGGCTCTACTCTTGTTTTAACTTTTTCAAATACTCTAAAGTAATATACACTTTCTTGTCCACCAACAACTTTCTTGAATCTACTATTAGGTCCAATTACTGCAATACTTGGGTCTACGTCGATAACAAAGTAATAACCCATAAGGTCACCATTATCCATACCAACCCTTTGAACCACATAATCACCATCGAAATTAGTACCCGTTACTCTAACCATTTCACCAGTTTGTATATTATAAAGTACTGGAATACCTAATGCAGTCATCTCACGAGTTGAGACGCTTACTGAAACTTTATCAAATACCATAAGACCACCAGTTGTTAATTGAGTGTCGGCACTAGCACTAGGATATGTAACTGTTACTTCCCAATTCTTAATATCATTGTTAAATCTATCTTTCTTAAATGAGAATCTTCTTCTCTTAGGTTCCATATCTGTAAACGCACAAACATTTACACCGAAGATATCTGGGTTATAATAACCAAACCAACCATCCACTTCTTTCAAGTGTTTAGTGACAGATTCAGCATATGTTATATCTTCATCTTCATTGATTGATAAATTTGGTGGGTATGATTGGTCTCTAAATATATTATCATTAAAACTTGACCAACTATCAACACCAGAGATGTTGAATAATACATTGCTCATAAGTGGTCTAATTGTACCAACTAATCTATAAAATGGTGATTCTTGTCTTTCCTTATCAAATCGTTTGTAAGCATCAACAATTCTATTCATATCACCAACAGGTAACATAGCTTCATTGTTTGTTACATCAAGGTTAACATAACCATCAACATTTGATGCCTTCTGAGAGCTCTCAATACCCAATCTATGTTTAATTCTATCGTCCATTATGTTGTCGTTACTATATTAGAATACGTAAAGCATCCATTTGAATCCGTTATTTTACATTGCCAATCTTCACCATTTGAAAATGCATTGATAGTATGTGACTGAGTAGTAATACCCATATCAACACCATTCTTAAACCATTTATAAGTATATCCACCCCAACCACCAGTAGGTGTAACTGTGATTGTTGTTTGATTAGGTTGAGTTGCGATACCACTAAGTGCACTTGACGGTACATTAGAACCACCAGCAGTTAAATCTATCACACCACTTAAGTTTGTACAACCATTATTTGTTTCAGTAAGTGTAAAATTAATGTTACCAACTGAAACTAAAGTACTAAGTGTAATTATAGTCGGAACCCCTACAGCTGCAAATGATTCTGAACCACCCGCCCATGATATTGTAAATGGACCATCTACAGTAACTAGGAATTGTGGGTATATTTGTGGTGTTGAGCCATCTAACCAACAATATTGT